AGAGCAATCAGTGCAACAATTCGAAAACTATTATTCCTTTTAAGAGATGAAGAAATACTATCTACCTATCTACTGTCTAGGTCTATTTTTGCTATTCTTCGTCTCTGAAGTCTTCCTATTATCGAAGACGGAGCATGAATCAGAGGTCTCTAGGATCAAAGACAGGTATCCTGTTGACGATCCAGATGATCTTGTTGATGATTATGTTGAGCAAAAGCCACAAGAGATTCCTGAGAGCAGAAAGGTCACAAAAATACTGTCCAGAATTCTCAGAGACAGTTCATCTACAGAAGCACCACAGCTAGATTCTTTTGATTGCTCTAGATTTGACAAAAAACAGTGCATGATCAAGGGTTTAAGCGATTTCAATGCTCATTATCAGATTGATAATGGAAATGAAATTGTTTCTTGCATAAGTGATTCGCCAAATATCTTTGAGATCTGTCAGTACGAAAAAGAATTCAAAAAGACTAAATTTAGCAAACTTCCTGTACTTCCTGTTCTTAAGCTTGAGAACAAAAGAGTTCTGGAAATTGGTTCAAAATTCTTCTTCGTGGATAAATCTAACAATCCTGTCAACGTTGATCCTAAATCTGGTTTACAATCTGCTACTGTTAAATTATCTGTAAGGCTCTCTGGAGACTGCAAGATCAATCAAATTCTAATGTCTTCTCCTTATCAGATAAAGATACGGTCTGAAGAGCCCATAGGCTATTTAGTCAAAAATGTGAAAGACTCTAAAATTAGTAAAATTAAAACTATCTCAGGAGATTCTACCATCAACTTTGCACCTAGTGAATTAGACGGAAACCATTTTCTGTTATGTGGAGATCGTTCTAGCCTAATAACCAAGGTGGATATACCTGTCAGAAACTGTGTTTCAAAATTCTCCGAAGATTCCAAGAAAATCTTTTTCTGTACGAACTTCTCATATTTTAAATGGTTGTTTGTTTTCCTCATAATATTCTTCCCGATCAACTGGCTCATATGGAAAACTAAAGATTCACTCGTGATCTGGTATGATATAATAGGTATTATCACCTACCCTTTTCTCTGGATCATGAACAGACTATGGCCATATTTTCCATTAAGATGTAGAATCTGTGGTTGCTTTTCACTCCTAACCCACAAATGTCCTGAAAAATGTGTCTGCAATCAAAGCAAGTCATCAAGAAACCACACTTCGGAATGCTATCTTTTTGCTAGAGATAGGACAGAGTGGAACACCATGTCTTTGATACAGCAATTTCAATTTACAATCAATACTAAGCTGAGTACAAACTTCTTGGTTTTCATTACAAAAATGATCATAGCTTCAATTTTGTTGTCTTATCTACCTTCAAGTATGGCATTGAACAGGAATGTATGTGTAGATAGATGTTATTTTAGTTCAGATCTGAAATCCATGACCACAAGCAAGAATGGGATGACAAACAATCAGTTTGAGACATGTGATTGTTCTATAGGAAATGTTATAACAGAAACTATCTATCAAGATGGAATCCCTGTAAGTAGGGCAACATCTGTCAATAATTGTGTTGTAGGTTCCAATATGTGCATAAAAAGTGACAACCAAGCCGAGAATTTGTTTGCTTGTAGATATGGATGTTCATCATTGACGTCAATTAAAAGCGTTCCCGAAACAGGATTTGTATCTCAATATAAAGGACTTGCTTTCTCTGGAAATCTGACCAGTTTGAAAATAGCTAACAGGCTGAGAAATGGTTATTTGGATGACTCATCTGAATCAAAACTGCTAGAAAAAGAATCATCAAAAGAATACAAGTTTTATGAAACTCTAAAAGTTGAAGATATACCTCCTGAGAATCTAATGCCTAGACAATCACTTGTTTTCTCATCTGAGGTGGATGGAAAATATAGGTATATGATTGAGATGGACATAAAAGCAGAAACAGGATCAATCTATCTCTTGAATGATGATAGTACTCATTCCCCTATGGAATTTATGATATATGTTAAAAGTGTTGGAGTAGAGTATGATGTTAAATATAAATACTCTACAGCTAAAATAGACACAACCATTTCAGACTATCTAGTCACATGTACAGGCAAATGCTCTGATTGTGTGAAGCAAAAGCCTAAAGTTGGAAAGTTGGACTTCTGTGTCATGCCTACATCCTGGTGGGGTTGTGAAGAAGTTGGATGTCTAGCAATTAATGAAGGTGCCATTTGTGGTCATTGCACAAATGTATATGATTTATCAAGCACTGTCAATATTTACCAGGTACTTCAGAGTCACGTCACAGCAGAGATTTGCATAAAATCCATTGATGGGTACAACTGTAAAAAACACTCAGACAGGTCCCCCATTCAGACAGACCATTATCAGTTGGATATGACTGTTGATCTTCATAACGATTACATGAGTACTGACAAATTGTTTGCTGTTAATAAACAACAAAAGATTTTAACAGGCAACATAGCTGATTTAGGTGATTTTTCTTCCTCCGCTTTTGGTCATCCACAAATCACAATTGATGGTACTCCATTGTCTGTGCCTGCTGAGTTGAACCAGAATGATTTTTCTTGGAGCTGTAGTGCCATAGGTGAAAAGAAAATAAACATAAGACAGTGTGGGCTATATACTTACAGTGCAATGTATGTTCTTTCACCTTCTAAAGATTATTCTATCATGGATGAGGAAAACAACAAGCTGTACATGGAAAAAGATTTCCTTGTAGGGAAACTTAAGGTAGTTGTGGAAATGCCTAAAGAAATGTTTAAAAAAGTACCTTCTAAACCTATACTTTCTGAAACGAGAGCTGTTTGCTCTGGATGTGCTCAATGTGCCATGGGAATAAGTTGCAATCTTACCTACACTTCAGATACAACATTTTCATCAAGATTGATGATGGATTCTTGCTCATTTAAATCTGATCAGATTGGAACTGTTTTAGGACCGAATGAAAAGAACATAAAAGCTTATTGCTCTGATGAAGTAGAAAGCAAATCACTAAAACTGATCCCGGAAGATCAAAGTGAATTAACAGTTGACATTTTGATTGATGAGTTTACACCTGTGGATCAAGATACTATCATACATTTCGATGATAAAAGTGCACATGATGAAAACAAACATCATTCAGATACTTCTATATCTACATTATGGGACTGGGTTAAGGCTCCTTTTAACTGGGTAGCATCATTCTTCGGGGCTTTCTTTGATATAGTCAGGATCATTCTGGTAATTCTAGCTGTATGCATTGGAATATACATCCTCAGCTATGTTTATAAACTCTCAAGATCCTATTATGATGATAAGAGGAAACACAAGATGGAAGACTCTATTGCTGCTATAGAATCTGATCTTTTATTGAATGGTAGTACCAAAATGGTTTCTACAAGGAAGAGAAATCCACCACCTAAGAATTACCAATTTTCTTTAGATATTTGAAACTTTTATACAGTTGTCAGAACAAAATTAAATATCCTGTCAACGTTGATCCTATTATGATGATAAGAGGAAACACAAGATGGAAGATTCTATTGCTGCTATAGAATCTGATCTTTTATTGAATGGTAGTACCAAAATGGTTTCTACAAGGAAGAGAAATCCACCACCTAAGAATTACCAATTTTCTTTAGATATTTGAAACTTTTATACAGTTGTCAGAACAAAATTAAATAAATAAAATAAAATAAATAAAAATAAATAAAATAAACAAAAAACAAAAAAAGAGCTGAAAAGCCAAACTTTGGCCTAAGCCTTATTTATTTACATAACTATCTAACTAGATTTTGTTTTTTCTCTTTTTGTTTTTTATGTTTTTGTTTGTTTTCATTTTCTTTTTGTTTTTCTTTTCTTTTTTTGTTTTTGTTTTTGCTTTTTGTCTTGTTTTGTTTTTTGTTTTTTGTTTTTATTTTTTATTTTTTGTTTTTTGTTTGTTTTCTTCGAATATAGTGGCATACACAAATACATACATAAAATAACAGTATTAAGTTAGAAATCTAATGTGTTGTCAACATCTATCTTGATGTCTAATTCGCTTTCATTTTCATCCATCTCTGACTCCAATGCTAGCTTTTCAGCCACAGTCTGAAGTTTTTTAATTTGGTTCGAAATTTGCTTGCCGCTTGTGCCTTTAGGTATCATCAGTCTACATGCTTCTATCAGAGCAGCAGATTTGATCACTTTGGCTCTGTTTATTGGGATAACATCACAAGTATTGCTTTCTGCAGCTATAGGTGTATCACAGAAATTCTTCACCCAAGAATACATCACGGATGCAAAGCTGACACCTTTGGCATATTTCTTATTGCTTGTTAGATTCAACTGGAAACACTGTTTTGGAGTGTTCCTTTCTTTTGGGAAAGACCAATTCAAGTGGAAAATAAAACATGCAGGATTGGATAGAGATGTTTGCTTACCAATGATGATTTTCTTATCAACTGTCATTTCATTTTGGTCTATCAAGGTTGCTTTAACAATGCTTTCAGAGTCTGGAACTGTAGGAACTATCCAGACTATAAGTCTTGATATATGCATGAAGTTCCTTCTGCTATTCCATGTAGGCATAATGTTTATAGTGAAGCTTACTTTGTCATTGCCATTGCCTACTAAGGAATCATTCTTCCAGTTACTGAGATGAGTACTCTGTTCAACAACTAGCCTAGATAATAAATCATCAGAAGTAGCTTCAACTTCATTTCCAGAAGAATATGATCCTAGAACACTGGAATCCATGCCAGAAACATATTGCTTGCCATTGAAAGACTTTGCTTTGTTTTCTAAAGCTTGGTTAACATCTCTTTTTGAAATCTGTCTAGCAATAATTGACTTATCATTTTCATTCTTTATTGCAGGGACTAGTTCATTGTTTGAGTTGTTTGTCGGGATAAAAGAGCTGAGGACGTTAGTAATGCGAGACATTATTTCTTGATTGATTTAGGGATGATAATCTTGAATTCGTGCACCGATTGCTCT